GATGATTTTTCCCTTAGAGTGTTGAGCCTCAATCCACGTATCCCAGGACCTAATTTTATGTTCTGGTGTGCATGTTAAAGTATACCCACACCTTGTCTTAATCGTGATAACATCCTTCTCTCCCCGTTCATAGAATTCTAATACATCACCCTGGGGGGTTGTATCCGTTGACCTTACCTCTTTTAGAGGAATTAAACCTCTATTTGTTGGCACTAAAGCCTCTCCAGTTATACAGGGATTCGTAGATTCAATCTCAGCTCGTATAGTGTGCTTCTTGTTAATTGTGTCAATGAAAACAACCCCTGGTTCGCCATTCTTCCACATTTGCTCAACTATCATATTGAAAAGACTTCTAGCATTCACACTAGCACTTACCTTCTTATTCCTTGGATTTATCAACTGGAAAACTCCATCACTTAAGACACTTTCCATAAACTTATCTGTTAATGCAACACTCAGGTTAAAAGTAGATAACACTCCCTCTTTATCCTTACATGTGATAAAATCCATTATATCGGGGTGATCCACCTTCAATATCCCCATATTTGCGCCCCTTCTAACTCCACCCTGCTTAACAGAGTCAGTTACTCCGTTGAAGGCAGAAAGGAAGGCCACTGGCCCACTAGCCACTCCACCAGTGGTACTAACCACATCCCCCTTAGGACGAATTTTACTGAAGGACATCCCGGTCCCTCCGCCCATCTTCTGTATGGATGCTATTTCAGTCAACCTCCCATAAATCCCATCCATACTATCTTCTATAGGGACTACAAAGCAAGATGATAACATCTGTATCTTTCTTCCTGCGTTGAAAAGGGTTGGACTCCCAGGGAGAAAGTCTAACGACGTCATAATCTTATAAAACTCCTCTTCCCATTTAGCTCTGTTCTGGGGCTTCTCCGCCATACTAACACACTTAGCAACCCTTCTAAACATCTGTTCAGGATTTTCTACCGGCTCGCCCTTTTCATTCTTAATAAAACATCTCTCCCGAAGGACAGACATAGCGAAATCATTGAGTTTTGTCATTTGTCACACCCTCCGGATGGTCATCATGCTCCAATCTAGTCTTCCCCCAACCTATCTGATTCTCGAATCTCGTCCAATTATAATTATTCTTCTTAACATAAGCATCGTAGAAGTCCTCTGCATTGAATCCAAGGTCAGCTACCGCAACAAAGAGAAAATGCTGTAAATCTATCAACTCTTCTAAAGCCTTATCTCTATCAATTGCAGCTATGCCCCTGCCCCACCATTTAAACGGAACATAAGCTAAGAATTCAGCTAACTCATCTAACATTGCTAGGGCATTCCTCATAGATTTTATCTCATTGGCCATTCTCTTTCTCTCTTCAAAACTATATCCAGCAAGTTCTGTATTGCATAATAAAAGTGACTCAGGTGTGGATACCATTCTTGGGTTATGAGCCCTTGTATAATCAGTAAAGGATTTGTTCCTGGTAAACATATCCACCAACATATCCTCATTATAAGCCAAATGCTTTTCCAATGATTCCTGCCTTATTTTTTTAACCATATAAATATCCTCCTTAAAATAACTTCTGCTGCGTCTGACTTGCTAATATCTCTCCTAACGTCTTCCCCCAACTGGTTAAGATTAATTCTAACTTCGCCTCTATTAATCTTTCCTTTTGCGTTTGCCAATCTATATAGGGTCTCCACTTATTGAAATCCTCTTCCTTATCTAAAGCAACCCTATCTACCTTTCTCCATCTCCCATTCAAATATATTCTAGGCGGATAACCCTCAGCCACTCTCTTAACCCAGAATATGAACGGTCTACTTCCCTCTCCAAATTTTGCTCCCATATACTGATTCGCAAATATCTCTCCGAGAAACGCCGCACCACCATTAGGGTAGAATGCCGGCTCTCTACTGAGTCTATGTGGGACCCCAAGCTCTGACCAATTGTAATCCTCAATACGGAATTCATTCCATATCGCCTTGATCGCATTGCAGATTTCAGGTTCCGGTGCTCCCCTGAGTATCTTACCAAGAACTCCAGTCTGCATATCCCTCGAAAACTTTGCGGAATCAGAACGCTTAGCTTCAAATCCTTTAATGATGATAAGGTCCGAAGCTCTCCCCTTGTAAAGGGTACAAAGACCCGCGTATCTTTTCTTTTTACCAAGCAATAGCCTCCGGTAACCAATCTCATATTCAATTGTCGGAGGTTCATTAAGTCCCTCAGTGACTGCCAATTCCCTAAGGAAATTGTTAACCTTCCCTTCAAGTAATTCCCCTTCACTTATATCCCCTACCTTAATAAGCATGGAATCTGTATCGCCATACAATACTTTATAACCCAATCCTATAATATAACCAACACACGCCATTATGTTCTTCCTTCCGCAGAAGGTTATAGAGCTTGACAGTTTAGGGTAATACATGCGCCCCATAGGAAAGGCAAAATACCCATACATTGCAGCTATCATCTGCTTAATACCATATTGCCTATAGTCCAATACTTTATACGATAAACTATCCCTATCGAACCTCTTCATCTCTTTCTTAATCTCTTTCCTGTGTGTCATCATCCTCTTAATGGCCTGTGGAACAATTCCCAAAGGCCTCTTTCTAAAGAAGACTCCACCGATATTGTGGACATCATCCATTGATACTCTACCATTCTCTATATCATTCCAATCAACTATCATCTCTGGAGAGATATTATATGACATAATAATCGTAGGATACATACCACTGAAATCCAGCGCTATTACATTTTCATGTATTCCTCTGACTGGGTCTAAAACCATTGCCCCTTCATAAACTTCTCTCTTATTAAAGGACTTGGTCCCCAATACCAAACTATCATGATACTCCCTAAGGAGAAGAGCATCAGCATATTTAGAAGTATCTATGGTATCCGGTAATAGACAACCAGCTACCCTAGCAATACCATCGAATTGCTCCACCAGGTGAAGAGTGGAGTCAATATTAATCAATCTCTGAACATCCCTACGATTGTACTCCAACACCTTATCCATATACTCCGGTGTTAATTTATCCAAGGGGTATTCCTCAGCCTCTAAAGCATTCTCCCCTAATATTGTCTTATCTGCGGCAATCGGCTTCAATTGATAACTATCAAACGTCCGCCCCTGGAAGAACTTCCTAAAGGCATCTCTCATTTCAAACGTATTCACTCCATTAATCTTCGCTTCTAACTGAGTCTTGTGCTCTCTTATTGACATATAACCCATAGGGCTAATCCTATTAGGATTAATCTTTAACCTATTACATCTCTCAAAGAACACTCTAAGGTCATGGCCGGCCACATTCCAACCGGCTACAACATCGGGGTCTCTCTTTATAATCAAATCCAACCAATCTTCCCACATCTGCTTTTCCTCTGAGTCATTCCTAGCAGTTAGTGAAATGATTTCATTTGGCTTATCACTAAAAGCCGTTGAAACACATAACGTGAGAAACTTCCCTTGCTGCACGTCTCTTATGGTAGAACCTGCAGGGCTAACAGACTCCGTATCTACGTAAGCAACCAACAGGGGCACTCTTTCAACCTCTTTTGATTCTTCAGCATCTGCAGGAAGTAACATATCCCCCTCAAGTTTAAAGGCGAACCGAATACCTCTATCTATAAGAAACCTCAATGGGAATAGGATTTTATCTTCATACACACTCTTATACCTCTTTCCATACTCGGCAACATCTCCAGGTAGTCTTGCATCCACCCTAGTAACCATCTTCCCATCTATAGCTTTCACTGAGCTATACGTATGGTCTAACACCTGCTCCGATGGTACATAAGCATAAGGAGTGTGGTGCACAGCAAACACTTCCTTATTACCTAGGGAGTCTCTACCGAAGACCCACACGTAAGGCCTACCATCCTTTACCGTGTAATCGGCAGCAACTAATCTATATACTCTCGACAAAGTTTCTCATCCTTTCCAAGTTAATCTCAGCCAACTCTATCTGCTGGTCATCTAACACCATTTCAAAATCCATCTTCTCAATGTTTACAACCTCAGGGCTAAACATCTGACCATGCTTCGCTAACTTAAAAGGCATCGAAGTATCGACACTACGTACCCTTGGCAATTCCTTACAACGGAGTATCTCCCTGGCGTTCCATAACCCCAACATATGTAACTTGGGTAATTCATGCTGGGATAAATACTCCGCTATAAACGCCCGGACAATACCTGACTTATCATGCCAAGAACCAACCGACACCCCTAGAATATCACTTGGGGTAATGTCCATCTCCTGACAACAATCTACATATTCAAAAAGAGTCTTTCCTTGTGGAACAGACATCGTAACAAAATTATAATTCCCCTTTTCATCATATCCTTTCTCTATCTTCCATCTCTTAAACTCATCATGTAAAACTATTGTCTCTTTAGCGTTCTTCCAAGAATCTGGCGCCACTACAATCTGCGGTTTCAGTTCCTCAATCACCTTATAATACTCATCTCTCTCCATCGGCGAACCAAATTCATAGGCGCCATTATCCAGGATAATCTCATGTCCCACAGCTATCTGTCTTTTAAAAAATTCCATCGTCTCAGGATACTTCCTAAGGTATTGTGCTATCACTAGGTGCTTTGGTTCATCTACCACTAAAGAAGTATACCGTACCGGAACTATACAGTAGTATAACATATCTTCACTTCCCTAATTTCAATCCGCAATTGGGACAAAAATCATAGTGTGGTGGATATTCGTTTTTGCACTTGGGACAAATTATATTTACCATCGTTCTCTTTTCAGAGTGGCTATCATCGTGTGACATGGTTTCACTTCCCATTCTTTATTAAGCCAAGTATCCTATAAAGTTCATTTAAACCATACCACTCAATGAAACCCTCTCTAACTGTCGCTACAGTAAACCTTTTCCCTTCCAATCCTAAATTCCCTTTGGACTTTTCCATAACCGCTTCAAAATTCGTAACACCTTCAACAACAACTTTCTGTAACAACACCTTCTGATACATAATCCCAGGCGTCCCCTTTTCCCAATCTGGGACCATTTCCCTAGTACTTAATACCCTTCTGGACTGCCCGCCCTGTTGCTCAGCCTTCCATTCCTTCAACTCTTTAAAATGTGTCGTAAAGAACTTCGCGCACTTCATCCGACGTAAGTTCAGTATAACAGTATTATACCTTCTATTTCTGCGGGCCCATTGCCAAGAGTCTTTCATTTGTGTATCTGGGTCCATTTTGAGGTCTTCGAACCTCATTACATACTCACAGGTCTTCAACAGAGTATCCAACCCATCTAATATAACAGCATGCAGATTCATCTCCTTCTCATGCTGCACGAGATACTTAACAGTAGACAATAGTTTGTTATACGAAGTAACATAATCTATCTCTTTGTTGGGACCTATGACCATAGGATCTACAACAATAATCCCAGGGTGTAAAGAATGAAATGCCATCCTAATAGGATCAGCGCTTCCATCCAAATCCAACACTATTATCTTTTTCTCCGGCTCCAATGGCGCCCCACTCTTATCTTTTGCATAACAATCCATGGCAACCCCTGTCTTACAAACACCATCAACACCATAGAACGCCATGCAAATTATAGACGCCTCTGGCTTCTTCTCTGATAGCCATCCCTCAACATCCTTATCAGTGAATTGCTGAGGCTTCGTTTCTGCATCATCATCCGTTGGTTTATTTCCCCATCCCTCTGCCATCTCCATCACCTCCAATAGCTACAATAAAGATTGAGGGGGCATTGAACCCCCTCTAAAACCACATTACCGAACACTTGTTGCCTTGCGAGTGACTGCGGGGCCACCCTCATCCGGCGACAGCTTCATCTTGGGGTCGGCGTAAATGCCCCAGAGGTTCATCAGGTAGTTCTCCCTATCCTGGAAGTTCGACAGCTGAACCGTTCCTAAGGCTATCACACGCGAACCGGACCCAAAATCTATCAGCTTATGCAGATGTTCTGGGAGCCAGGCCGTCACACCCTCATGGTCCTCAGGGAGAGTCGCATCGCTTAACACGATCATCTTGTTCCCTGTCTTCTGGTTGGGCTCATTGTTAATATGCTGCACATCGGCCTCAACGAGAACCATCCTCTTGGGTATGGGCAACGTCGCCCTTGGGGCGTACCACTCAGGAAGCTTTCCCAGGTCGCTATGGACCTTACCAGCGCCCGGAACATCTCGCAGAGTTCCCATCAGATCGAATCCCGGAGCATTCACTTTTTCGAACTCGATATGACTATAGGGATTCAGCAGCACCTCATTCGGATCGGGCTGCGTCTGCTTGGGATTCGCCCTGAACTTTACCGGATTGAACATCGGTATATTAACCTTCCCTGCAAGAGCATCGTTGAACTGCATGGTGAACCAGCGGAAAGGCTGGTCCGGCTTCTCCCTGCATATTCCGACAATGTTTTGCAGATTGTCCGTATCCGGTAGGGTTTTACCGTAGTTCCTGTTCGGGCTGCCATCATTCCAGGTCGGCTTATTATACAGAGGATTCCCATTCCCATCAGTGTACCCTTCGAGAACCGCCTTCTTCGGATCCTCCTGGAACAATCTCTTGGCTTCCTCTCTCTGCCTCGAAACCATATCGAATGGCTCCGAAGCGCCCAGCACAACTCCCTCGAAGAAGATGCTCGGTGATCGCAGTTCCTGCTTATAGAAGCTCTGCGTCGCAACGAAAGCGCGTGCCTCTTGGAGCTTGGGCTCCAAATTGGGAAGCTGCTTCTTGACCTTCACCAGGTCATCGTTGAAGTGCTTCGTCACGGCTTCAGTCGTAACTCCTAGCTTCTTTGAGCACTTGCCTGCCAAATCATCCAACAGTTTCTTCGTTTCCTTACTTGTTTCTCCATTCGCCATCAATTTCCCTCCTGTTTCTCCTCTTCCGAAACAACCTCACCGGATTCTGGTAGGGTGTTTACACCTTTCCATGCGTACTTTTCGTCGCCCGTTGGGGAGATTACCTTCAAGATTTGTACAAACAAAATATCTCCCTTCTCTATGCCCAGCCTCTCCCGTATCTTCTTCGTCACACTTATCTGAGTGTTCTGAGACATCGAGGCGTCGAATATCTCCCTTATTATTCCATCCGGCGGAGGCAACTCCGGTGATTTTTCCAGTCCCATTTCTTTCACCTCCAACTCTTGTTGTTGTCTTGGGATTATCTTTAAATATGGCTTTCCGAGTATATAAACTATTTGGACTGTCCTCCATAGTGATAGTCCCAAAGAGAGTCCACAACAATAGTCCGAACTGTTTGGAATTTCTCAATCTTTGACTTATAAAGAGAGTCCGAAAAGTATATATAGTACGACAGCGATATATAATTATGCTCGATTCTCCCAGGATTTTTGCTGTTGATGGTCCAGATGGTAGTGGGAAGACTTATTGGGTTGAGCATAATGTCTTTAATAGTAAGTACATTCATATGATACCCTTTTCTAGGAGATGGAGCGTAAGGAAGACATTTGTAGGTGGTCTCTTTGCAGAATTTATTATGGGTATGGAAAGGTTTATCAATAGTTGGAGGGCTATGATTCTCGCTAGGTGGAATACAGTCGTTATGGATAGGTGTTTTATAGCGGGAGAAGTATATTCTTCCTTTTGGGATGAGAAGTTTAAGACGAAGTGGTTTGGTAGGATTTGTAGGTTTTGGAATTGGACGATTTATAAACCATGGAAAATTCTTGTTTTTGTTCCTAGTCCTGGGAAAGCTAAACCCAGGAAAGCGTATACGGATATGGATATTCAAGAGTTGAGTCATAGGTATCCTCTCATATTAAGTGGGTATGGGTATTCAATACGTGGAGAAGTAGAATATAACTTTGGAGTTGTGCAAACTTGGCGAAAATGATGGAACCAATGGCAAAGGATTATCTCTTTATGGTAGATAGTAGGGAAAAGTTTGGTAAGACTAAGGCTATTGTTTTGCGGAAGGGTATTCCTCATGAGATTTCCGCATTGAATGCTGATTTTGTCCTTCGCCATAGAGGTGCTGTTCAAGAGGATGTAGTTGGCATAGAAAGGAAGAGTGTGGCGGACCTTGTCCAAAGCATTCAGTCTAAGAGGATATTTGACCAGATTGCGAAGTTGAAGCACAGTCACAAGATATGTTTCTTGTTTATTAGTGGTTCTCTCGAGGAATATGAAAGTAAGATGACCTTTATGAATTTTAACTTGAACAAGGCAGTCATATATGGGAGTATAGCTTCGATGATTGTTAGGGACAGATTGAATGTTATGTGGTTCCCCAATGATAATGCCCTGGTTGAAATGGCATATAGGATATGTAGGAAGATATCTGAAGGTAAGTGGGCTGAGGAACGTTCTATGGAACCTAAATACGAGATGTATGATCCTGTGAGAATGTTGTCGAATCATATACCTGGTATATCGCCCGAGAAGGCTAAGCTTCTCTTGTCTAAGTTTGGGACTTTGAGAGGTGTTGCAATGGCTGACGTTATTCAATTGCAAGCTATATTGGGTCCTGAGACCGCTATGTTGGTCCATCAGATTTTTGGAAAGGGTAGTTAAATGGCATTCTTCGAAAGTACGCTTAGGCATTTGGATAATTGTTTCGTTGCCCTTGCTACGAAGTTCGCTCCTTATTACATAATGGGAGTGTGTAATCATGTTATTAACTTGGAGAACCAGAAAAGGGAGTTTTACTATGAACATGGGAAGGTGGCCAATCTTAGAACACATGTCTTTATGTGTGCTCCGCCAGGGTTTACGAAAACATTGTATTTGGAAAAGTTTTTGAGAGGAGGAACTTCTATAGTTGGATGTTCTCCTCTGATACAATGTACTTTTGAGGGGAGCATGACTGAAGCAGCTTTTACTGGCACGGTTAAGGTTGTCAATGGTGACCCTGTAGAGGCTAAAGGGGCAGCTTATGATGCCAGATATTCTATCCTTGGTGTTGATGAGTTCGCCAGTTTGACTAATTCTATGAGGCAAGAACATAGTGTCAATTTGGATAATGCAATGTTGACGGCTTTGGATACAGGATATCTTACCAAACGATTGGCTTTGGGAAAGATACAGTATATGACTCAGCTGACTCTCTTTACTGGTAGTCAGCCTATGAGATTTAACTTGACGAGTGGCCTTGGTAGAAGATTTATTTATATATGGTTTATACCTACGAAGAAAGAGGAAGATATGATAAGGGATATGAGGAGAAGAGCTAAGAGTCAGAAGCCCGATTTGACTTGGATGGATAAGGTCAGGCATGACTTGGAAATCGTTATCCAGAACTGTCAGAAGATTCAAAGTATCAACTTCCATGATAACGTATTTAAGGCATTAGATGAATTACACATTCCACACTTTGAAGAGGTATTGTATGAGAGGATGTCCATAGGGTATACCTTATCAAAGTTAGAGGGAAATTGTGGAGATGTATTAGAGGTTAGGATGACTGATGAGTTAAAGAATCTGTTTAAAGTTGCAAATGACTGGCGCGAAGAAATTAAGAAAGGGGCAGATACCTCACAAGTCTTCCAGATTGTTAAGGAGATGAACGGTGCGAGTGTTTCAGACATTAAGGTGAGATTAACTAACCTTGGGATGACTTATCAGCAGTCTTCTGAGGTGATGCAGTCTCTTCAACACCAGGCCCGAATTCGTTATGTGACTGATGCTCC